CGCATCCTCCGCAACTTCTCCTCCACCTCCAAACTCTCCCCCCTCTGCATCTCCCACTACTCCGATGCCATCCATTCCCTCACCCTCATGTCCGAATCCGGCGTCCCCCTCTCCATCTCCCGCGCCCATTCCCTCCTCTCCTCCCTCTCCGCCGAAGCCTGCTCCCTCGAATACCTCGCCCTCACCTCCCATTCCCTCCTTCTCTCCGGCACCGGCTCCCAAAAATCTCTCGATACCTTCCTCACCTCCCTCATCACCCGCCTCTCCCCACTCCTCGACTACTCCCGCCTCACTCTCACGCCCAAGACCGGCCGCGTCTCCTCCGACGAATCCAACCGCTCTTACCTCGCCTCCTTCCTTCCCCCATCCGACCCCGACCACACCGCCCTCACCCTCATCACCCGACACTCCCGCATCCAAAAACTCGTCGGCTCCTACCTCTACCCCATGCTCCTCCACAAAAAGGCCCGCAAGTCCGGCCGCCTCAACCGCTCCGCCCTCCTCATCCCCCAGCCCGGAGTCCCCCACCCATGCCCACTCCCCCTCCCATCCACACCGGAACCACCTTCCGTTCCAACCTCCGAGCCCTCGACTTCTCGGGAGCCGAGTTCCGTCACCCCATCACCATTGAACACCAAGAAGAAGAGGAAACCTTCGTCATCCACACAAACGCCCAAAAAATCAAGCTCACATACGAAGAGTTCTACTTCTTCCACCGGTTCCTCACCCACGTCCTCAACGCCAACCACTCCTGCTTTCTCAACTACCACACCTCTCCCTGACGGCGCACACCCCGACATCCCCGGTCAATCCTTCCTTCCATTCTGAGGTCCCCATGGCACTCCCTCCTCCGACCTTTCTTTCTCTCAAAAAAACACATCGGCACATTGATGAAGAAACCCACCTCAAAGACCGCTCAAGCATCTCCATCGAACAAGACGGAGAGGCAACCTGCACCCTCCAGATCGACAACCGCAAGTGCTCGTTCGGAACCACCACCATCGACAACCTCACCCGAGCACAGCTTGCCGCGATCTCCAACACCATCGCCGCCCACCTCAACCACTTCCCCTGACCCCCTCACCGAATGGCACGAAATCAGCCGTGCCTTCCCCATCTTCTGAGGTCCCCATGCCCCACACCCCCGGCCCCTGGCTTTGCACCCCGAGCCAAGACGACGACGGCCGACCCTTCATGCACCTGCACATCCACGGGGCAGGCAAAGAAGCGTCGACCAACATCGCCACCATCTTCACCGGCGATCCCTACATCGGTCGCTACGTCGACGCCCACGCCGACACAATCACGGCCAACAAGAACCTCATCTGCGCCGCGCCCGACCTGCTCGCGGCGTGCAAAACGCTGGTCCAACTGATCGACGTTGAGGACCACGACGTCGAAACGCTTCGGATCAAAGTGCGCGACCTCGTCCCTCCTGTTCGAGTAGCCCTCGCCGCAATTGCGAAGGCCGAAGGGGGTGTGGGATGACGATCGACATCGGACCCAACCTCGCCTCCACCATCGACTCAATCATCGCCGCCATCATCGTCCTCGTGATCCTGTCTGCCCTCCCCATCCTGTGCTGGCGAAACCGGGACTAGCCCATGCCCCACGTCCTCCGCCTCGTCAACCCCAAGCGATTCATCACCACTCGCTGGCTTACCGAGCCCCCCTCCAACCCCTCCCTCACCGTCTCTCGCTACAAGAAGCGGATCGACATCGTCGGCCTCAACAAAGACCTCTGGTCCAGCTACCGCAAGGTCCTCTTCACGGCCCACACCAAGCCCACCAAGAAGAACACCCTCCCCCTCTTCTTCTACATCCTCAACATCAACCGCCTCAACTTCACTCTCTTCCTCGAAACCGCACACCTCAACTCCTCCTCTTCCCCCAACCTCTACCGCGTCACCTCCTGCCGCGGGCCCTTCTCCCCTCCTTCCTCCCGCATCACCGATCCCCGCAAGCTCCTCAACTCCATCCTCCAGGACCCCTCCCCATGAAGCAGCACGCCCGGATGGTCACCACTTCAGAAACCCCTCCCCGTTTCTACCTCTCCGACTGGGACACCCGCAAGCGCATCTCTCCCATCTTCAAAAAGATCCACTCCTTCTACGCCTGGTTCACCGCCGAGAAGTGGTACTTCCCCATGAAAGGTCCCGGCGCCGGCGTCCCCACCAAAGACATACCCGATGCACCTCAATCCTGACACCTGGCTCTCTCACCCCACCTGGTACATCACACCCACCGCCTCCAAGGACGGTGCCGGCGCGGGTGGCGGCACGCTCCAGGGCCGCGTCACTTGCAAAGACTGTGCTCACCAGACCGACCCGCCCGAGATCCAGAAGCTCCGCCAATCCCGCTTCTCCTCCGGCCTTCTCGCCTGCATGGATCTCTCTCAGATCGAGCTCCGTGTAGCCGCCCTCCTCTCCGGCGAGCCCTTCTTCCTCAACGCCTACCTCCACTCCTTCGACATGCACACCCGCTCCGCGGCCCACATCGTCTGGACCGAAGCCGAGATCATCCGCCGCTACCCCTCCCTCGCCCTCATCCCCATCGACCAGTGGGCCAAGCACTCCGAAGAGTTCAACACCAAAGAACGCCAGGTCGGCAAGACCGTCAACTTCGCCCACCTCTTCCGTTCCGGAGCCGCCACCATGCAGGGCTCCGTCCTCGACATGGTCGGTGAACTCATCTCCCTCTCCACCTTCGACAAGATCGTCCGCAACCGTTCCACCGATCTCCCCGTCCTCTGGTCCTGGCAGGAGTCCCTCATCCATGAAACGCACACGCAAGGCCGACTCACCCTCCCGCTCTTCGGTCAGTCCCGCTCGTTCCTCGGCGGCGAAAAGTACGAAGTCTCCGAGATCGTCAACTTCCCCGTCCAGACCACCGCGGGCAACACGCTCCTCCAACTCCAAACGATCCTCCACCGCCTCATCTTCGCCCACCGCCTCTCTTCCTCCATCATCCCCTTCCTCAACGTCTACGACGCCCTCTACTTCGACCTGCTCAACCCCTCCCTCTTCCCCGTTCTCCGGGACCTCCTCGCTCAAGCCCTTTCCATCCTGTGTTCCCCCCTCGGCTACTGGGGCCTCCTCCAATCCCACTACGGCCGCACCGTCCCCCTCTCCTACTCCCTCAAACCCCTCCCCTCCCCTTCCTGATCCCATCAAAACCATCGCCTCCCTCCACCAACTCGTCAAAGAGCTCATACCCGGCCTCAGATACATCTGTATCTCCAACTACGAACTTCTCAACACCGCGCTCTGCGACGCCCGCACCCTCCTCAACCTACCCGACTCACCCCTCTCCCCTCCCACCAATAGAGACTCGTTTGACGACGACGTCATCCTGGACGCCTACGCCTAACGACAAACTGAAAGGATTTGCATGGGTCTCCTCCCTCCTCTCACGCTTACCCGGCGTCGGGTCCCGGACAACAACAGGGACTTCTTCGAGTACATGGACCCCTCCACCAACCGGGTCCTCGCCCGCTTCTTCCACCTCGCCACCGCCCCCTACATCACCTTCCCCTCCTCCTCCAAGCAATCCTCTCTCGGGCTTCAATCCGTCGTCGACATCGAAGACGCCGAGATCCTCATCCGTTCCACCCTCGCCCGCATCCTGAACCGGAAGATTGAAATCGACAAGACACACGGCTAGTGTTCACCATGACCTTCTCCATTGAACACTCTCTCGCCGTCCGTGGTCTTTCCGTTTCGCAGGTCGCTCGTGAACACAAGGTCACGCGCCGCTGGATCTACCAGCTCTGCAAAGAGAAAGACCTTCCCCGCAACAACCCCATCCGGCCCAAGTCCCGCACCGAGACCGAAGTGTGCAAGGCCCTCGTCGCCCTCCACCTCAACACCGCCGCGGTCGGCCGGGCCTTCTCTCAAGCCCCCTGCAACATCGAACGGGTCATCGCCTCCGTCCGCAAGCAAGAAGGGGAGGGGTACAAGCCATCGCACGCCAAGAAGCGTCCCCCCCAGAAGCGCAAGCCCCGTACCCGTCGCTCCTGAACCCCCTCCCCATGCGGGATCTCATCCTCCTCATCGACGAGAGGGAGAAGCGACCCCTCCCCATCCCACCCTTCCTCCGGGTCTGGGATCCCTCGTCCTCATGGGAGAACCCTTCCGCCACCCGCATCCGAATCCTGACCGCCACCACCCGCCTCAAAACCGGTGACTACGTCCTCCAGGGCCACGAATCCTCCTGCATCATTGAGCGCAAGGGCCACCTCAACGAGCTCCACACCAACCTTCTCACCGCCACCGGTCGCCGCCGTTTCACCGCTGAGCTCGAACGCCTCCGTTCCTCCTGCGCCCACCCCATCCTCCTCCTCGAAGGCTCCCCTCTCACCCTGACCGCAGTCCGTCCCCCCGCCGACGCCGACCTCGTCCGCGACCACCTTCTCTCCCTCCTCCTGGCCTACTCCGTCACCCTCCACATCCTTCCCACCGATTCCCCCTCCTCCCGCCGTTGCTGTGGTGAGTGGCTGGTGGCTACACTCTTCGCGGCAGCGCACACCAACCCCGTGCCGCGCCCGGAGACCACCCATGCCCAGTCCCACCACGTTCAAGCAGTCGCCCACCCTCCACAACATCACCCCGGCTGAAGCTTCCCCCACCTCAGCCGCCTCCTCCTCCCTCACCGTCTTCAACAAGAACGCCCTCGAAACCGCAAACTCACCCCTCTCCCCCCAGTACACCCTCTCCGGCACCGACACCAACGGGGACAACGCCTACGTCGTGCCCCTCCCCACCGGCTCCGCCGCCATCGACCTCTCCCTCTTCTACTTCGACGGCACCCTCACCATCCTCCCCAAGGTCCGCGTCTTCGGCGCCATCCCTGCTCCCAAAGTCGCCCTCTCCAACTCTTCTTCCTTCAAAGTCCTCGAGACCCACCCGCTCCACCCCTCCCACGGGTTCAGCTCCCTCCCAAGCCTCTTGGCCAACAACCTCTACTCCGACTGGACACCCCTCTCCGACGCCGACGACAACTTCTTAATCGAGATCGGTTCTTCCACCGACCTCGAAGCCTGGGTTGACGTCACCGGCGGCGCCAGCTCTTCCGGTTGGTCCCGCACCACCTCCAAAACCATCTTCACCCGCGGTGCCACCCACGTCCTCGTCCTCGTCTCGACCGCCGCCACCGGCTTCGCTTCCGGTTTCCTCGCCGGCCACGCCGTCTATTAAACGGGAGCTTTCCCATGGCTATCTCCCGCGAAGACGTAGACGACCTCAAACGTCACATCGACGGCCGGGTGAACGAAGTCCACACCCGCATCCAGTCCCTCGAACGTCACGTCACCGGGGGCTCCGAGCCCGAACGCTCTCTCCTTGTTCGCCAACGCGACATCGAGAAAGACGTCCAGGTCCTCAAGACCGCCCACTCCCGTGTCACCAATCTGCTCATCACCGCCGGGCTCGGCGCCATCATCTCCATCGGCGCCGCCATCAAGGCCGTCGCCTCCGTCATCTCCTCGGGGAAATAACCCATGGCTTTCCGCCTCACATCCCAGAGCGACACAACCCAGCAGATCCGCAGCATCCCCATATCCGCCGCGACGGGCACGCGGGCCAACTGCGGATTCGTTTCGAGCGATGCGGCCAAGGGCGACGTGACGTTCTACTGCTCCTACTACTGCGAGCACGACGGCACCGCCGGCCAGTTCACCATTTGGGAAACCAGGACGTCGGGAAGTGCGATGCACTTTGCGCTGGTGCTTGATTGCGACGGAGCTGGCAACTACGTCGCCCGCGTGAACTTCAAGGGTGCGTCAAACGTCATTGGCGCGGGCGGCCTTGCCCTCACGGGCATCGTCCCCGCCGGGAAGTGGTACGACATCGCGTTCGCGTGGCAGGACCGCGGATCCGCGATCCAGGACTACGTCACGCTCATCGTCCGCGAGCGGGCCACCGGAACCGTGTGGAAGACCGGAATCGTCGGAAACGCAACGGCGTCGATCGGAGACCCTTCGCACGCCGCAATCGGAAACCACGTCGCCCTGTCCGCCGGCAACCGCAACTCCGTGGGCATCTGCATCCCGGCGATCATCGCTGGCATGATCTTCGACGGCAGCACGAACGACAGCCGCATCTCTGAGAACATCGCCAACGTGGCGACCGCCGGCGGGATCGTCGGGCACATCTCCCCAAGCGTGCCGCGGTTCAAGACGGTCAAGATCACGGGCACTCCGACCGGAGGCACGTTTGCGCTCGACTACGCGGGGCAGGTCGCGTCGGGCATTGCGTACAACGCGACCGCCACCGACGTCGAAAACGCACTCATCGCCCTCTCCAACATCGCGGCGGGCGAGGTTATCTGCCGCGGTGGACCGCTCCCAGGAACAGCCGTCACGGTTCAGTTCAATGTCGCGTCACCCGGGGCGTTGACTGTTTCGTCGCAAAGTTTCACGGGTGGATCGAATCCGCTTGTCCAAGTGGGTTCGGGCGTGATTTGGGCGGCGAACTACGTTGCGGCGAACCGCGATTCTTCGGCGGACTCCCGCGAGGGTAAGTCGCTTACCACGACGAATATGTACGGCTGTGACGTCAATCTGACGAGTCAGCCAAACCACCACCAGGCGGCCATTGGCTGTGCGGTGACGGGCACCATCACGGCGGTCAACCCCTACGACTACGGATCGGCGACGTTCCCGCCTCCGACCGACACGACCGTTGGGAGCGAATCACTCCCGGCCACGTCGCTCACGCTCGCGGCATCCGGTCGACGCGGCCCGAAACTCACGAAGCTCGCCAACTGGATCAACGACGGCACTGGCAGCGGGCAACTCCGCGTCGGGATCTTCGGCAACTCGCGGGCAGTCTACACCTCGCAGTACCCTTTGCAGCTCAGCGACGGGACGTTCCCAGGTCGCACGGTGAAATCAAACTTCGCGGACGCGGGCATCATTGGGCAGGCCGGTCTGTGGAACAACGGCCGCATCATCGGCGGCCTGTTCCCGGTCCCCACCTGCCAGTGGAGCGGCACCGACCAGCTAGAAGGGGCGTACGGGGCCGATTGTTCGGCGGCCCTGCCCCGCTGCCTGAGTGCGGTTCCTGCCCCGGCCAACCCGTCAGCGGTCTTTACGTCGCTTGTCAACAGCACGCTCGGCTCCCGCTTCTGCCTGACCTCCCGCACCGCCACAACCGTCCCAAGCAGTGCGGGTAGCCCCGACAACTACCGCGGCCCCGGTGGTGCCGTACGGCTCAATGCCGGATGCACCTACCGCATCATGATTCGAGAAGAGGCCGGGTTACCTGTCACAGAACCGCTGACCGTCAAACTCCACATTCTCAACCACCCGACGCACTCTCCGATAACAGCGGCAAGAAAGGTGATTGGTTCTGGACAAAACAACGCCGAGGACTCATCGTCGGCTGTTACCTTCCCCGCACTCGGCCTCTATCCAATGGCCAAAGACATCACAGCGGTAACTACGGCCAGCCTCACAAGCCAAGTAACACAATCGACGTACGGCTCGATTACGGTTGACGATACCGACAACGGTTTCGCAACCCTCGCAGTCGGTGACATGATGCAACTGGCAGACCCGCTCGGCGAAACCAACGTCTACAACGAAGCATGGATCGTGCGGACCGTCACCAATAAGGGCCAGATCAACTGCACCATCACATACGAATGGCTGCCCCGCCAAGCCCCGGCCATCGGTGACAAGGTGACGTACATCAAGGCCGATAACATCCTCAAAACCGTCACGGCCACCTTCGCCGCTGGCGAAGCGGACCCCGGCAAGTGGCGAGGCATCGAAATCACGGCGGACGCTTTCGGCGACGGCGTTCTTCTCTGGGGGCTTGAGTTTGTCAACCCCTCCCGCGACGGCGTATTCGTCGTCCCCCTCGGACGCTCCGGCTGCGGCGCATGGATTCAGGCGGCCCGCTGGCCCCGCATCGAAGATGCGGGCGGCGTAAGCCTCAACGAGCGGATCTTCCAGACCCTCGACCTTGACGTGTTCGTCGCGACCACCGCCGACCAGGGAACCGCGGGCGGGCACTACGTCGCCAGCTACGACACCCTTATCGACTACATCCAGGCGGACACCCCGAGCACCGACATCGTGCTCTACTCGACCGGCCCCGAGTGGACCAGCGAAACCAACCCGAACAAGGTAGACGCTGGCGACAAGTTCGACTGGACCGCGGTGATGCAGCACTCCGCTTCTTCTGCCGGAGTACCCCACACCGCCTTCCTGTTCTCTCGCTACACCTCCGCCTTCGGCCGGATCACTGTAGGTGACGACACGACCGAGGGCCCTGTCCACCCAGGAACTGTTCGAGACATCGCGTTCTTCGGCGAGCAGCTTGGGGGACTCGAACCCACACCAGAAGCCAATGACTTCAGGAAACTCGCGTCCCGTGACCTTTATTCTCCTAGAAAAGGCCTCGCATCCCGCCGTCGGTAAAGGAGCGATCATGAGACCCCTCCCCTTTCTTGGGCTTCTGCTTCTCGCGGGCTGTGCCTCCACACCCACCGCCAAGGTCGAGCCCTCAAAATCCGCCGTGCGCACCTCCCAGGGCTCCTCGCCCGAGACTCACACCCGCCGTTCCCGCACTACCATCCGGGTGAACACCCCCGAACCCCTCCCCCCCAAGGACGCCAAGAAATGAGCAGCTTCTCACCTCGTTTCTCCCTCTTCATGAGACGGTGGCACCGCGGTGGCCACATCCTGCTCGCAATCTACCTCTTCGTCCTCCTCCTCTTGCTCCTTACCCCCACCGGCTGCGAGAAACGCCCAGCCCCATCTCCCCCTCCCGCTCCCCATCCCTCCCCGTCCTACTCCTTCATCGGCCCGCCGGCCCCCTCTCCTGAGCCCTCCACCCGCATCAAGTCTGGCAACACCACGCTCGAAGTTCCGCCCGGCTCCACGCTGACGCTGGAACACGTCTTGGAGACCGATGACACCGGACCCACCTCCTCCTTCACCCGCTCCGCCGAATCCTCCGGCGCCTCCCTCTCCACCTCCGCACCCGAGATCGCGGCCGACTTCGACGCCTCCGCACCCACCACATCCCTCTCCGGCGAAGACGGCGGCAACGCCTCCGGCGGCGACCTCTCGACCTCCCTCAACCTCCGCGGCATGAAGCCCTCCAACCCCCTTTTTTGGATCGGGGGCTTCCTCTTCCTCGGCGCCGGGGTCCTCCTCTACCTCAAGCGTCTCACCGCCGCCGCCTGCGCGGCCGGCGTCGCCATTACCCTCATCGCCTGTGCCGCCTTCCCCCCCTTCGCTCCTATCCTTGCCATCGGCGCTCTCGTCATCGGCGGCCTCGTCCTCTCCGGCAACGCCGCCTTCCTCGGCCACCGTGCCGAGACCTCCGAGAAGACCGCCCGCGATCTCCTCGCCCTCAACGAGACCCTCCCCGCCGACACCCGCCGCGCCGTAAAAGACAAGGCCTCCACCGCCCTCTCCGAAACCACCAAAGCCTCCATCAAGCGCATCAAGCGCAAGTACAACCTCCCGTCCGAGCGCCCCTGATCCCTCCCCTCCAAGGTGAACCATGGGAAAAGTAAACCTCAAAGCAATCCAGAAGGCCCTCTCCAAAAACCGTGGAGCAACCTCTGGCTCCCGCAAAACCAAGCGAGTCGAGCGAGCTCAAAGTAAAAACATGGAGTTCCTCGACGAGGAAAACCACTACGAACCTCGTGACTGGGACAAGCACGATCGACTCCAAAAGGCCATCGAAGGACTCATCGCGAGGGACAAAGCCCGATCGAAACGAATAAAGAGACCTCCCTTCGCTCTCCCCAAGTCCAAGTCTCGCCGAGACGACGACATTCCATTCTGAACCCCTCCCGTTCCTCGCAACCCTTCCCCCCTTGATGGTCTGGGGGGAGGGGTTTTTTCATGGAGTCCCACATGCCCTCCGGAACTGAAACCCGTTTCCTCCTCGACGAACTCGGCCTCAAGGCCACCATCCCACACATCCGCTCCTCCGACTACGAACTCGCCCTCACCAACCCCTTCGCCTACTACCTCGCCCGCCGCCTCTCCCTCTCCTGCCCCCTCCCCTCCTCCGAGGCTCTCTCCCGCGGCTCCTTCTTCCACGCCTGCGCCGAGCACGACGACTTCTCCTACTCCTACCCCAAGCTCCAGGGCTACGACGCCCACATCGCCCTCGAGAAAGACAAGCTCGCCACCCACCTTTCCAACTTCGGCATCATCGGCGATACCCGCGACCGCTACTTCACCTCGCTCCTCCGAGACGCCGAGATCGCCCGCTCCTGGTACATCGCCTCCGCCTCTGTCCCCCTCCCATCCCCGTTCCACACCTGGCGCCACTGGATCACCCATTCCCCCTTCGAACTCATCGCCAAGGAGTTCGACCTCACCGTCGACAACCCCTTCTCACCCCACGCTCCCATCACCGTCCGCTTCGACCTCCTCCTCTACCACAAGCTCCACAACACCCTCTGGATCGTCGACTTTAAGACCACCTCCCTCCCTCCCCGCTTCCGCGCCCTCACCATCACCCGCGAGTTCCAAACCCAAGCCTACCTGGCCGCCCTTTCCAAAGCCCTCTCCACCTCCACCTTCCCCCTCCCGCTCCCGTCCGACGTCCGCGTCGGTGGCATGACCCACATCATCGTCGAGAAGTGCCCCCTCCTCTTTTCCCAGGCCGACCGCTCCTTCACCCTCGAGCCCTTCACCCCCACCCGCGGACCCAACAAGGGCGTCACCCGCTTCGAGAAGAAGTTCCACGGCGACCCCGTCTTCTCCAACTACCTCACCCGGGTCTCCAACTGGTATCTCGGCGCCGACGAGTACGCCGACCTCCTCCCCGAACGCTCTTCCTCCCCGGTCGTCCTCATTTCCAACACGCCCTATGAAGACGTTCTTCACGCCGACGGCTTGTCCGAGTACGAATCCCGGCTACACTACATCACTTCACTTGCAACCTGTCCAGCGAACCCCTCCCTCTTCCACCTCAACCCCTCCTCCATGATCTCTTCCGACGGTCCTACCCCCTTCGCCCCCTTCGCTTTCACCCCACCCGCCGCATGGCCAGACCTTCTCGCCCCCAACCACCTCGCCATCATTCCCCGCAACTGACTTAGTCACTGACCAACCTCTCTCCTGGAGCCCCTTGTGTCCGACGAAAATCCCCTCGAATCCTTCCCCACTACCGACGCCATTCCGGTCGTCTCCAACCCCCGGCCCAAGAAAGCGGGAGGGGGAAAGAAGAAGAAGGCCCCCAAAAAGACCCGTCGCGCACCCTGGCACCTCGTCCTCTTCGCCGAGCTCTGCCCCACCCTGATCACCGCCATCAAAACCACGCTCGCCGAAAGCGGCGGAGTCCGCTCGCTCGCCGATCTGCACCGCACGTTCGAGAAGAACCTCAACTGCACCATCGACCGCGACACCTTCGACAACGCCGTCTTCATGGACGACACCCTCGCCGCCCTCTTCAACAAGCCCAACCTCATCACCCTCCCCACCGCCTCCACCAACCTCAACCCCCAGAAACAGACGCCAGACAGCTCCTTCGGCCCCGGCGCCCGTACATCCTTGATGGTCCTGGACGATCCCGAAGATCCGCCCCCCGGCACTCTCGACATCGACTTCAAGCCCATCTTCGAAGCGTTGGGTGACCACGGCTCGACGCCGGCGGCTGGTGGTGCCGCGGCGTCATCGCCGTGGGTGCCCCCTCCTGATCCCATGGCGGTCCAGTTGGACAGATCGGGACGGCCCGTCTCCCGCATCTGATTCCCCCCTCCCCTCTTTCGAAAGGTTCGCATGTCCCAATCCCTCTCGCAGGGTGCAACTCTCCAGTCCAAGTGGAAAGGGCTCGGAGGCTCCGTCGGCCGGATGATCGCTCCCCCCTCCCGCATGAAGGGCTTCCTCTTCGGCCTCCCCGGCGAGGGCAAATCCGCCTTCATCCAGTCCCACCCCGACGGCTACATCTTCAACCTTGACGCCTCCTCGACCACCACGCCCAACCCCTCCGCCGTCATCTTCCCCGGCGTCGATCCCGAGACCGGCCGTGCAGTAGGCGACAACGGCGAACACATCGTCCTCACTTACGACTACATCGAGGCCAAGGTCGCCAAGCTCATCGCCCTTGCCGCGGCCAACGAACCCCGGCCCGAAACCATCTTCTTCGACTCCATCTCCGCCTGGATCTCTCTCCTCATCCAGTGGATCCCGCCCAACGCCGCCAAACTCGGCATCTCCCGCGAGCCGGCCTCCGACTGGAAGCAGCTCCACGGCCCCGCGGCCTGGGACACCCTCTACTCCATCATCACGACCACCATCACCAAGCTCCACAACGCGGGCTACGGCGTCTACGTCATCGGCCACGTAGTCAACGCCAAGATCCCCCTCGAAGAGAACCGCTTCATCGTCAAGCCCGAGCTCACCATCACCGACGGCCTCTGGAAGCGCCTCTACCACATGTTCGAGCTCTCCGCGCTGATCCACCGCGAAGAAGTCCAAGAGGTCAAAGAGATCCCCCAAACCGTCAAGCGCTCCGACGGCCGCACCGAGTCCTTCATGCACAAGAAGACGGTCTCTACCCTCAAGGTCCGCCTTACCGTCTCCAAGCTTGAACTTGCCGGTATCGCCAAGGCCCGCGTCCCCCTCCCCGCCAACATCGACCTCCCGCTCGACACCGGCTGGCGCACCTTCACCGACGCCTACAACACCGCCGCCGCGTCCATCTCCTCAACCCCTCCCGCTCCTTAGTCTTTGGGGGCGATAGGCAGGGACGGATACTCCCCAAAAGCCAGATCGAAGTTGCCGTTGAACCGGGGGCTTTCGCTCCTTTCCACCCCGGCCGTGTCGGAACCTAGAGTCGCCCCCTTTGTTTCCCAGTTCCCAGTCCCATTTCTTTCCCCTTTCAGGAGCTCATATGAGCCAGCTTTCGAACGACGTGTCCGCTCTCCTCAACGCCGCCGCTTCCGACCTCGGCAAGGCCACCCCCAACACCGGCCAGGGCCTGCAGGGCGAGTGGCCCCCGCAGGGCGACCACGACTGCTTCATCGTCGGCGTCCGCGAGGTCGTCACCGACATCAAGATCGGCGGCGGCGCCTCGGCCAAGGGCGTCGAGATCCAGTTCCAGTACCTCTACCAGACCTCGCCCTCCGACCCCAACTTCGACCCGGCCAACCCCAAGCCGCCGCTTGAGTTCTGGGGCGAGAAGTTCCGCGTGGTCCCCAACTACGAGAAGGTCGTCCTCGAAGAGGGCATGAAGACCGCCATGCGGATCTCCAACGACCGCTTCATGGGCCACCTCACCAAGATCCTCCGCCAGCCCAAGGAGAACATCCCCTCGGCCGCCGCCGGCTACGCCTCCGTCAAGTCCCTCATCGAGACCGGCGAGTCCCGCATCATGGTCCGTCTCCGGGTCGACATCCGCTCGACCCCCAACAAGAAGGACCCGACCAAGCCCAACTGGGTCAACCGGACCGAGTTCATCCTCGACCGCCTCAGCTGAAAATCTGAGTTGACCGGGACCGAGGCCCCCGGTACGCTCTTCGAGTAACCCCTCCCCTCAGCCCCACATTCGCCTTGACCGGCCCGTGGGGCTTTCTCTCTCTCTCCTCATATGGGCCCCGCGCCGCCCAACAGCGCCGGGGCCCTTTGCCGCGAATGCCCAGTGGGACTACATGTATCACAGTCTCACACCCCCTCGTCGCGGCTCTTGGTGACCCTAGTTTAACTGGACAAAACAATGGGTTGTGGTCTCGAAGATACGGGTTCAAGTCCCGTGGGTCACCCTTGTCTGCGGGATAGTTCAGTGGTAGAACGCGCGGCTCATAACCGCACCGTCGTGGGTTCGATTCCCACTCCCGCTATTTATGCCCCATTCCTGCTCCCTTGAGGTTCAGCACCTCGATTTTGTGGAGCCGCAGGGCGATTTCCATCCAGTGACCCTCTCGTTCGTAAGGCCCCGCCTCGGGCCCCTCTTTCGCCTGTCCTGGAACTCGACCCTCCTCCTCTCCCTTTCCCCGTTCCGCTCCTCTTTCCAAGCCACCCTCATCGTCTCCTCTCTGCCCGGAGACGCCCCTTCCTACGCGCACCTGGACTTCTCCCAAGAGATCCTGGGCCACGCCACATTCCCCACCCTCTACATCGCCCCTCTCCGCCCCTCCGCGCCCGAGGGCCTCTCCCGCAAGCGCCTTCCTCCCAACCCCATCCCCCGCCTCAACTACCACCTCTTTCCCAAGACCCTCAAAGCCCTCTCCTTCACCGCGGGCGACCCCAAGGGGAGGGGTTCATGGTGGGCCTCCCGTCTCACCGCCCCCAACGACCTCCCCTGCACCGTCCACTCCACCTCCAACGGAGTCCAGTTTTGGATACCTTTCCACTGATCCTTCGTCCCCACCTCGATCCCCTCAACCTCCCCCGGTGGGACCACACCTTCGCCCGCCTCTGGGACTTCCCCCTCTGGGTCTTGGTCACCCCGCACCCTCAGCCCCGCGATTTCCTCACCCTCCGAGCCCGCTGCGTCGCTTCCACCGCCTTCAAGCGAGCCATCCAGCGCAACGAGCGGCCGCCCTCCATCCCCATCCCGCTCTGCCCTTCTGATTCCGCCCCCTTCTTCCCCCAACCCCCCGCCAGCGCCCCCGACCCCACCGCACCCCACTCACTCATCCTTCAACCCGTCGACCTCACCCTCTTCTCGTTCGAGTTCTGGGGCCCCTGCGGCACCTGCGCCCAGTCCTTCTACGCCGGCGCCTGTCCCGCCTGCAACTCCGTCCACTGGCAACCCCATCGGATCCTCTCCGCGCCCTGGAACGCCGCCGACTACGCGGGGGAGGGGAAACGCGGATCTCCCCTCTGGGTGACCACCAACAATAAGGGACCTGCTAGGGGGTAGCCAACATACTGACCTCCCCCTCTCTCTTATAGTATTATTGTGTGTTACTTCTCAAAAAAAGCTGACTACTCTGTACTACTCCTCTTTGAATCCCCTGAATGAAGAGCCCCCACCCCTCCCCTCCGGGCCCACCGCGTTCCTCCTCGCCTCGACCTCCCTCATCCGTTCCTCAAGCCCCGGCCGCAGGGCGTCCCTAGACGACGCGGAGCCGCCCTGTGACAACACAGTGGGGTCCATGCCCCGGACGCTTCCTGAGCCCGCTACGGCCGCCGCGTACGGCTGCCGCACATCGGTCCCGTACGAGTCCAAGATGCGCTCGGTCCTCGACGTTGCCCTGTTCCGGGTGTACTCCTTCAACTGGGCCTTGCTGATCGTGAGCGGCACCTTGAACTTCTTCTGGAACTCGGCCTTCAGCTTCGCCACCCTCCCCATGTCCCCCACATAGAGGGCCCGGATCGCCTCGTGCCTCATCCCATCAATCTGCTTCTTATGCTTCACCAGCCAGTTGTCCAGCTCGCCCTGCTGCTTCCACGTCCCCAGGTCCGCACCCACCGCCTTCGCCACCACCTCCGCCGGGCTCCGGTACTCCTTCAGCAACCCCTCCCCGTTGTACACAGGCACCAGCCCGTTCTGCATCTCGTCCCACCCCACGCTCTGCGTCTGGAGGGCCCCCAGCCCCCCTCCCATCCCGGTCCGCGGCATCTCGGGCATGAACCCCATCGCCCGGTTGATCGCCACGCCGCCCGGCACCATCCTCGCCACCGCGCTCTGCATCAGCTTCGAGTCGTCGTTGGCCCACCCCCTGATTAGATCCACCGGGATCGCCACCACCGGCGGCACCGGGATCGGGCTCGACTCCGGGTCCAGCAACCGGTCCCCACCCGCGATCCCCGTCAACGACCCAGCGAACAACCCTTTGCTCAGATCCGCACCCACCAACCCCTTCCCCACCTCATACAGCATCGCGCTCATGCCCATCCCCCGGAAGAACATATTCGCCATGTTCTTCACCACCGACGGGTCTCCCTCGAACGTCTGCAGCTGAGGGAACACCTGAGTCGTGCCCACAAACGACCGCAGCGGGAACGTGAAGAACTGCCGCACCAACCGGTTGCTCAGGATCCCCTTCTCAAACACCAGCGGCGTGTTCATATCGCTCTGCCCGAACTGCGTTTGCAACACGAACCGCCTCAGATCGCTCCTGAACAAGTCGCCCGTCGGCGCCCGGCCCACGCCCTTGTAGGCGTTCTTGAGGATCTTGCCGGCGACCACCCGGTTCATCCACTCCGTCTTCTCGAACCCCTTCATGAAGACCTCGAACATCCGGTCCGTCGCCGTGCCCTTGCTCGCCGCCAGGTGCGAGTCCAGACTCTGGAACATGTCGGGCCCAATCCCCAGATCGTCCGCGTGCTCAAAGCTCTGCCGCACCAGGTTCGCCTTTTCCTCCGCCGTGATGAACCTGCCGCCCATCCCGATCCTCTTCCTCGCATAAGTCCCCATCTCCCCGATCGCCTCTCCGTACGCCTTCAACACATCCATCGGGTTCTTCGAGACCGTCGCCGCCAGGAGGAGGGGTTGCGTCAGGTTCATCAGCATCGACGACACATTCAGACCCAGATGGCTCGCGTACAACCACTTTGCCAGCCCATCGCTCACGTTCCCAAGCTTCGTGTCCATATCGAACGACCCGATGTTCTCGAGCCGCGTCACCAGCTTCTTGCCCCACTCCCCTCCATACTTCTTCACCCCCTCCCCCAAGGGGCTCTTCGCCCACCATCCCGCCATCTCCTTCGTCCTGATCTGCGCGTTGTACAGCGCCAAGTACTGATCCCCGGCGTTCCCGATCATGCTCGGCACCGCGCTACTCCGGAAAATCTCCTGAGCCGCGGGGCTCGGGATACTCGAGTAGATCCGGTCCAAAATGTCCCCGTTGCTCACCCTCCACGGCGTCGCCGTCCTCCCCACAATATCCTTCCCATCGCTCTTGAAGGCCCAGTCCAGCCGCCAGTTCCCGATCACACCGAACTGCGTCCTGTGGCTCTTCAAGTCCTCCCGCATGTTGCGGATCCGGTTCGCGTCATCAATAAACGCCTCTTCCGCAGCCGGCGCCGTGTCGAACGCATGGAGCTGGGTCAGGCCCCTCTGGTGCCTGTCGTTCGACTCCGCGTACCGCGACGGGTCCCACGTCATCAACGTGCTCTGGTCCTTCGCCCTCGTCCGCATCACCACCCCGGTCTTCCTCACCAGCGCCCTGTGCGCCCTCCCTTCCTCGGTCAGCGCCCCGTGCTTCTCCAACAGATCCAGGTAGTCCTCCGAGAACCAGACCTCCTTAGGCGTGATGGGCGCCACGTTCTTCGCGTTGCTCGCGGACGCCGCGTGCGGCGCCAGCCCAAACGCCTTCTCCTGGACCACGTCACCCAGCTGCAACAGCATCCGCGTCCCGTCCTCGTTGCGGGCCGGGGTGAACACGTTCCTCGAGCTCCAGTTCCCCACGTTCCAGTTCAGGTGGTCCCCTCCCACAATCCGCTCCACCTCTTCCGCCACATTCTCCAGCTGCCTCACCACATCCCCTCTGATCTTCAACCCTTTCACCCGCTCCACACCCAGAAGCTGCACCAGCGCATCCATCCCATAGATCGTGCTGGTCATCTTCCCATAGGGGTCCTTTACGTTCATGTTGCGGTTGAAGCTCGAGATCAACCGGAACGTCTTCTCCCGGTCCATCCTGAACATCCCCGTCTCCGCATAATGCGCCTCATCCCCCAGCGCCTCCACAAACCGGTCCTTGTTGGCCTTGTCCCACGCCGTCATGAAATCGCCCAGCTCCTTCTCGATGGGCTCCGCCAGCTTCGCCAACCTCACCCCGTCCGCCACCTTCGGCACCGGCGCCGCGTCCTCAACCCCTCCCAACGATTTCAGGTCGGCCTCAAAGAACTCGTCCGAGTCCTTCCAGAAGTTGTCGATCGCCCGATCCCTCGACAAAATCTCAAACGCCTCATTCGGCGCCAGCTGTGTCGCGTCTGGATGCCTGCTCCCCTCCCGCGTGAACTCCACCCTCGCCAACTCATCCGGCGCCGCGTTCTGCACTTCCCACTCCGCGTCCTGTATGTACCTCGCGTAGATCGCCCTCTTGTTGGGGTCCTCGCTCTTCGCCAACGCATAGAACGCATCCCTGCTCTTACCCCTCATCTCCTCCTCGACAGTCTTCAGCATCATGTACTTCGACTGCTCGATATCCGAGTGGATCCCGTCCACCTTCAACCCGTCCAGGTGCGGCACCCACTCCTCCACGATCTTTCCGTCCTCGCCCTTCCTCTTGCGGAACGCCTGAAACTTCGTCCCCGATACCTTCAGCACCCGGCCATCAATCGCGCCGCTCGACCGCGACCCCGCCACCAATCCCACCTGCTCCAGCATGTCCCGCTCGGGCGTCCCCACCTCGTACCGGCTCGCCACCATCCACGGGCCATCAATCCACCGGGGCTTCTTCCCGTACTGCTTCACGAACACTTCCGTCAACTTGTTCTGCAACGCCACCTCAGCCCCCGCCACCACGCCCTTCGTCGCCTGCGCGCTTTTGTC